CACAAGCGTCTGCGGGGAATCAGCTCCACATCGTGATTTCTGTGCTTGAAATAAGTTAATACTTGCTATATGGTGAGAAAATGCCTATAAATAATGACGAAGTAATTGAATACGTTACAGTTAACGGCGAGAAGGTACCAAAGATTGTCGTTCCTGCAACTATTACAATTACACACAAACTAACTGGGAAAGAGTATGCCTCTGATGAGGAAGCTCAAGCCGACGTGGATGATCCTGGCACGCCAACTCAACAAGAAGATATTCAACGTGACGTAATGATAGAAGTTGCACGCATTAAAGATATGCTGAGTAAAGGAGGACTCTAATGGCTGATAAAAGAAGATTCGGAGGAACATCATAATGGCGTACGAAGACAGGATAATGCGAATGGCTGCTGCCGCGAAACGACAACAAGAATCAGCAGGAGCTAGAAGAGAAATGAAAAATCGGGGAATAACTGCTGCATATGAAAATATGAGAAATATGAGAAGAGCAGATATAGGACCAGTAGGTAGATCACCTTTAACTAGAAATGAAATAGCAGAAAATAGATGGAATGCTATTCCAGCAGGAGTTTATGATATGTCAGGACAAGGTAAGACATGGTTTCCTTCTATAGAGGAGGAAGACAGACCGTTTGCTTATGACTCCGGTCTTACACCAGCAGGAGGGCCTATTCTAACTAGAGATGAAATATCGGAAAATGTTTGGAATGCTATGCCTGAAGGAAATATATATGATATGTCACCGGGACAAGATTACTTTGGACCAAGGAATGAAGAGTACGAAGATTTTCCGCCATGGTGGAATACACCAGCAAAAGGAGCGGTTGACGTGATGGGAAGAGTTGATGAAAACGCGCTAAGACGACAGAGGATGATGGATAGTATTAATAGGATAGTAAATCAGGTAGGAGCGCAACCAGGTTTAAATCGTGGTGGAATAGCAAGCTTAAGATATGCAAGATAAATGAACCAGAACAAAGGAATAGGGGCCTACAAGGACCGACCAGGATATTTTCTTGGAGGAATGATTGGTGGTGCAATACTAGGCGCACTCGTCAACAAGATTCAAGGAAAGGACTGGAAGCGTGGCGCCGTTATGGGTGGCATAGGTGGAGGTTTAGGATCAATGTGGACAAAAGCAATGATGCCTGCTGGAGCTACGGAAGCAGCGACGGCTCCTTGGTATAAAAAAATGCTTTTTGAAGGAGGTAAGAAACTAAAAGACATCAGTTTTCTTAAAGATGTAGCTCCTGAAGCAGTTTTTGGCACTGGAATAGGACTTGGAACATCATGGATTGCTGGCGATCCAGAATATGATAGAAAGAAAGCTGTAGAGTGGGGAAAAGATGAGTTTCTTGAACGATACAACAGAAACAAAAGTTTTTACGATAAATGGTATGTGAACCCTTGGACAGGTGAGGAAATGAATCCGCACCTTGGAGGGTATAATACTGGTGGTGTAATAAGTGCACGACCAGGATACTATCCAGGCGGAGATGTTGCAACTGATATGAAGTATGTTGACCCTGACCTTTACACGCCAACTGGCGAGGGAAAGGGACCAACTTCAAAACCAATTATTAATATTCCTTTGGGACCTGAACCATCCTTTATGGATGAGTTTGAAGAATTGGATGTATCCGAAACTGGGTCAGGTATAGAGGCATACCATAAATTATTAGCCGATAAGTACAGACCGTGGCTCGAGGATATGGACATTGACACAACTGGAATGGAGGACTTTGAAGTTATTGAAATTTATAGTGAGCTTGCCTCCAAGTATGCGCACAGCGCAGAAGGTGGATACAAGAAAAAAGCGAAAGGCGGAATAGAAGATTTGGATTTAACACAGGGTGGATCGTCCTTTGGCCCAGGTACGGGAACATCTGATGACATCCCCGCTATGTTAAGTGACGGAGAGTTTGTTGTCACGGCGAAAGCTGTTGAGAATTTAGGCGGTGGTGACCGCATGTTAGGAGCGAGGAAAATGTATCAAATGATGAATCAGCTTGACCCTAACTCACAAACACCAGCGGAGATGAATACAGTTGGATTGACTTAGTGGAGTGGAGATTCTTTGAAGAGGGCGACCTTGAATGGATTCTTAAAGTTACTAAGGACATGTTTGATGAGTCCGAATGGAATGATGGGGAGTATGATAAGGATAAGGTAAAACGTTATTTTTATCAAGTCATGGATAATCCTTTATTTATGTTCGGGATTATCGCGCTGCGAGGCGAAAATAAAATTGGGTTTATGACAGGTTACATAACACAGTTTTCTTTTATGAAGGATATCTTTGCAAAGGAATCGGAACTATATGTAGTTCCATCGGAGCGAGGAAAAATGGGAGGTCTATTCATGATGAAAAAATTTATTGAATGGGCAAAAAATAACAAGGTTCGAGAAATTCATTTCGAACCATCAGTTAATGGAGGAAGTGCAAAAAAATTTGATGCACTTGCAAAAAGATTAGGCATGAAAAAAGAACCTAACTATAGGATTAAATTATGAGTGGGACACCAGGAGCGGCACCAGCCGGCACGGATTATAGACTAAATTACCAAGCTGAATTACCGGAGGTAATGGGGCGTAAGCTCGGTCTAGCTGATGCAGGGGTTGCATTGGGAATGGGACAAACAGAATACGAAGCTAAGCACGGAGCTGGGTCATACCCTGGTTATCTTGCGGGTCAAACACTTCCACAACAAGGTATTGTTGATTTTTCTCAAGCACAAAAACGATCACAAGCCCTAGCTGAGTCAGGGGTTGGTGCTTATCAAGATCATTTTAATAGAGCTGCAGGTTATTCACAACAAGCAGCTGATCCAAATGCATACAAAGATTTTCTTAATCCATATCAGGATTATGTAACACAAGGAATTGAAGATCAATTTGCAAAAGCTAGAAACCAAGCGAATCTACAATCAGTACAAGCTGGAGCATTTGGGGGCGCACGACAAGGACTACAAACAGCGGAACTTGCGCGACAACAAGCGGAAGCTGTTGGAACATCATTAGCTCAAGGGTACGGATCAGCACAGCAAATGGCACAAAACGTTTATGGTAGTGCGGCACAGCGTGAACTAGGATTAGGACAGGCAGGCCAACAAATGAACATGGGTGATATTTCAACGTTGATGCAGACTGGTGGACAACAACAGCAACTAGCTCAAACAGTTGAAGATGAAAAATATAGAAGAGCAATACAAGAAATGTACGAACCTTACCAACGACTAGGATTCGTATCCGACATCATGCAGGGAATGCCAACAAGTGCATCCTCTCTGGCGATGGCAACTACGCCACAAGCTAATCCATTAGCACAGGCGTTAGGAGCAGGAATTTCAGGACTTGCATTGTACCAAGGATACAACCAATTGGCTAATCCAACAGGTAAAACAACAGGTAATTAAAGGAGAACCATGGCGGGGAAAACTTTAGATAGGCCTCTCTTCAAGATGGGGCCACAAGGAGATATGCGACAGGCATTATGGCCTGGTGGTGGCGTATTGAATCCAAAGAACTGGCGATTTCCTTGGCCAAGACCAGGACACCAGTATGAAATGTTCAAGTACGGAGAAAACGTACCCACTACGCAGATAGATGACTTCGGTCGAACTAGAACCATTGATACACAAACAGTTACCCCAAAGAAAAGATACGATATAAACTCTAACATCTGGGGACAGGATATGGATACTATGTTCTATAGTAGACCACCAAAGAGTTCTGGAACCACAGAAAAATTTCCCCCTATTTTTGAAAAAACCCCCCAGAGAACAGAGACGGATCTATTTGGTCAGACCACAACTGTTGGAGGAGGAACTAAAGTAAACCTAGAAAATATTTTCGCAGGGGGAGCTCCAATAAACTTTAGTAATCTTAAATTAAGATGGAATAATATGTCCCCTGACAGAAGAAAGATGCTCATACGAAATTTATGGGGGCAACCTACTGCGTGGGCTATTGTTCCGTCGTGGCTAAAACAAACTCCTGAAGCACAGGAAGTTCAACAGACAGACGTCAATGAAACACTGGAAGAACTTGATCTTCCTACACCGGCAATGTCTTATGAGGAAGCAACAACATGGGGACCAGAAGGAGATCCTTCAATCCTTATGGCTGGAATGG